TTAGCAGAATCTGTTGAAACATATGCAGGTAGATCAACTACTGCATTAAATGCTCCAGCATTGTTGCCAACGGTAAACTGATAAGTCTTTGATCCGTTTGCAAATGTATCTGTTGAGGTTGCTGTTCCAACTGGTGTCATTCCACCAGCAGAGATTGCTACTCCAGTTCCAAGTGTTGCTGCATCATGCACCTTAGCACCTGAAATATCAGTTGCTGATACAGTTAATTTTGCAATTTCGCCTGGAAGGTATGATTCCTTATCAAACTTTGCTGTGTACTTATTAACACCTTGACCACAACGAGCATCAAACTCATTTGAGTAGATAACTGTTAGATCTGAAAGTGTATGTTGAATGCGTACCTTTGTTGATCCTGATGTAGCAGCGCATGTCCAACCACCAGTTTGTACTGCTGTAGCAGATGATGCTCCAGCAACAGAAACAGCAGTTACCTGTGCGCTATACTTTGTGGTATCAGCAGTTGGAGTAACTCCAGCCAATTGATTACCAGCAGCATCCTTGACTACGAAGTCATAGGTGCCTGTACGTGCTCCACCAGCCTGTGCAATGTCTTCACCAGAAACTACAATAGATGCAGCCTGTCCAGTAAATGTAATTGACTTAGTTGTTAATACTGTTCCATTAAATGAAATTGTAATTGTTGTTGATACTGGCTTGTTTGCATTTGCAGTACCCTGCTTTACGTGGAGAACTCCACCAACACCAGTCTTAGCGCCAAATGAAACTTGAGTGCTTGGAGCACCGTCCCATGCAACAACTGCTCCACCTGTAGCAGATGCCTGTAGAACACCACTTGTTGAGAGAGTGGCATCGTATGCGTCTTTTGCAAGTACGTTTACATATCCTGTTCCGTCATTAACAACTGTTGTTGATCCAGCAACATCTGCGCTAGAAGCAAGAGTTCCTGCTGTTGAACTGTCTTGAACACGTCCAAAACTGTTTGCTACAGAAAGAATATTTGTTTTAGCAGTTGTTCCAGCATAGATAGTTTTAATATCAATAGTAGAAACTGTTGCGCCAACTTTCTTCTTTTGTGTTACCGTTACAGTGCCTGCACCATTAACAGTTAACTTAACATTTGTTGGCAATGTAACCGCTGTTGAGGTTGTAGCCGTAAATGTAAATAATTTACCTAGATTGGTAAGTGTTACCCCTGTAGGGTTTGATCCTGCTGCTGTGTAATCAGTAAATGTTGCAGGACCAGAAATTTCTAGAGAAACGTTATCGTCTGCTGTAGAAGCCAAAGTGTCTGAAGTTGTTAATACAACTACTGCATTAACTCCAGCCTCTGCTTTGGTTGTGTCTGCTAATACTGTTACACCACGAGCACCGCTAGCCAGAGTGTCGGATAATACATATCCAGCACTTACTGCTGCCTGCGCCTGTGGAATTGCAACAAAAAATGTGCTTGTCACGGCTGCAGCCATAACTAAAGCGATTTTTTTAAATGAATTCATTATTCTCCTCGTTAGTTTTATATTATATTTAATTTGTCAAGAAAATCTCTAACATCATTAGGCATTTCCCTGTTGTCTAATTCTACCATAGCCTTCTGCTTCTCTGCAAGTCGTGTAGAGGTAGACCAAGTATGAATCTCAATCTCATGGTTAGAATCTTTAGGTGTATGTGATATTGCTCCAAATACAGCGCCACATACAGCATCTGCTAGGTCCTTAGATTTTTTACGTGGATGGTCAACTCTAGTATTTTTCATAATTTTGAGTTCTGACATTTCTTCCAGTAATAAAGGAATTCTTGGTAGTGCAACTCTCTCTTCATATATCATCATTGCTAGATCTTCATAGTGCTTTTTGGCAACAGAAACGGTATCGGTCTTTATACCTACCGCTTTTAATTCCTGTTGAATATCAAATGATTGCCAACGGTCAAATGAAACAACTCCAATGTTAAATCCTTGTCTGCGTAAATTAATGATCCATTGTTTTACTTCTGATAAATTAACTGGACCTTCTGCTTTTGGTTCCCACCAAGCAACTGCATCAACAATAACCATTGGGGCTACTTGCTGATAATCTTTAATAACCTGAATGTTTACCCACTTGTCTACGTGAGCAATTGCTACAGCGCACTTGTCGTGTTTCTGTGCAAGGTCAGCATGGATATAATATATTTTTTCTGGATCAGGTTTAAATGATTCGTCAAACCTTCTAAAGTTATCAACTGGGTTTCTTAATGTCATACATTTTTCTAATTTATCTTTTTGTTTAAAAAATGCATCTGATGCAAATGTTGGTGTGCATGCAAAGCGCATCATGGCATCTCCAAGGTCTGTGTAAAATGCTAATTTAAAATCATCTATTTTCCTAGTAGGATTTACATCCCATGTTGTTTTTTTAAGTGCTAAGACTTTTGGAACCTTATAAGAAATAATTGTATCTTCTTCCCATGCAATTTCAAATTGATTGTTTGAATCATCATGTGGCAAATCTTCATTCATAATAAAAATATGTTTCTTTTCAATAGTTTCTTTTTCTGCAATAACATCTTCATATCTTTTAGAAATAAAGTCACCTTGATAACGGGGAAACGAAAGCAATACTACCTTCCCTAAATCTGGAAAACGAGAATCTACTGATCCACGAAATGCTTTATAAATATTTTCTGCAGTCTTACCTTGCTCATTGCCAGTTCCAACTTCAGATGCAAAACCAGAAATTTCATCAAGAACTGCAAGTAGTAAGTTTAAACCTTCATGCGATTCTCTTTCTGAATGTCCAGAGTAAACGGTAATTGATTTATCAAACTCAACACTATCAGCCTTTGCGTTATACTTTCCTGCAAACCATGGTGATTTTTCTATCTTAGTTTTAAATCCTTTAAAGAATACATTCTTTGCTTGTTGTGCGTTAATGGCTACGTTGATGATATCAATTGCATCCCCGCTTGGTTTTCCATAATACCTAGCAGGATCTTTAAGGCATAAGAGTTTATAAACTATATATGCACAGGCTACTGTTGATACAAAGTCTTTTCCAGATCCTTTTCCAAGTTGTAAAATAATTTCATTTTTAGTATATTTATCATAATATTGAGCGCCAGCAACAGATCCAAATATTTCTTGTAGTTCTTCTTTACGATAAATTTGACTCATTGCTTCTACAATTTCATATTGAATTAAAGATAATCTTGGCTGGCCAAGATAATCCGCAGACTCAACAAATGTTTTTGCGTCTACTGGAATTTCATCAAATTGATTTTCTTTTAAAACTTCTAAAAAATCATTGAACATCTTGGACAATTGTGATTACCTCTCCTTCTTTAGCAATCTGAGAAAGGCGTCTCATAATTAAATCACGAACCTCTGGGTGGGTTGATGCAATGTCTCTTAAGATTTCAACAAGAACCTCTTGTCGTCTTTCAATTTCAACCATTTCTTCTGCAAGTTCTTTATTCTCTAGAAGTCCTGCTTTTTGTAACATTTCAATTCTAGACTTTTCAATATCCATTACTAACTTAATTGCTTGAGTTTTTGCACTAAGATTATTAGTCATACTTGATTCGTCAATTACCTCATAAGCCTTTGTGATAAGTTTAGTATAATGCGTATCAGCACCAGCAAGCGCTTCCTTAGCACGAGCACGAATTGCGTCATTGGCAGAAGCCATAACTTTCCACTCGTTAATTAATGAAACAACACGAGTACGGGGAATGTCTAACTCTTTAGAAATTTTTGTTGGATCTTGACCTTTAAGATATTCTGTAACTACCTTATTAACCTCATCAAGATGCTCAATTAATTCTGTTTCAGTTGACATTTTTTTCCTTTGCTATTTTTAATAAAACTAAATATCCTATTAGGTCGTCAATATCATTGTCTCCAGGATAATCTGTGCCTTTCATAAGACGACTTAGTTTGTCATCAATTCTAACTTTAAGTTGTTCTGCTGGATCTGACTTGCTAAAAATTCTTACAGGATCAAGTGCAGAATCGCCATATGCTATGTTTTTTTCTATAAGCATTTGTGCAATACTAATACAATTCATTAAGATTAAACTTCCTGAAGGTGCTGACAATGAGTGCAAGTATAAATCATCATAATTAAAATATTTTATATCTTTGTATACTGGTATTGGCCTAGACATTTTTAAATTCCTTTAAGTTATGTTTTTTCCAAGATAAATAATCTGAACCAAAACTATTATTATCGTTATCGCTTGCCCTATAGTGAGTAATAAAATTACTGTGTATTATTTCTGAAAATTCTTGATTATGCAATATATAATTATAATCATTAACGTTTTTAATTGTTTCTAAAATAGATTTTGTAAAAATAACATAACCAACTTCATTTATTATATAATCAATATAAGTTTTATACTCTTTGTTTAAAAAATATTGTTTATTAATGTTTTTTAATAAATTTTTTAAAAAAATATTTTTAGAGGAAGATGCAAAAAATGATTCAGTATATCCGTCGTATGGGGGATCTTGAAATGCTATAAAGTCATACTCTGTGTTTAACCATTTATTTATTGGTTCTTTACAAAACATATCAGAATCTACGTAAAATCCACCATAAATATATAAACATAAATATCTCCACAAATTTGCTTTTAAAATATTATGTTTATAAGAAATATAAATTTTATACCAATCATCGCCAAAGTTATTTAAAACAAATTGCTCTCTTTGTTTTCCAGATACGTATTTATATTCCCAATCTGAATTTTTTTCTTGCCAAGACTTTGCACATTCCAATGTCTTTGTTGGTAAATTTTTATAGTCACATTCATAGGTTTGCCAAATTATTTTAGGAATCATCGCCTTGACTTCCTTAATCCAAATTTTGCAAGGTATACGTAAATAGTTTCAACACTAGTTCCACACTCCTTGGCAATATCTTGTGGAGACTTTTTGTCCATAACAAACCTTTTACGGAGCCAAGCCTCGCTTGTATACAGTTTAGCAGTCATGGTATTATTTGTCAACTTCTGCTTCAAAAATGTCATAGTTAAACCTATCAGAGTCTTCCAAGGTCCATTTATCTTGATTCTCTACATCCCATTTTCTTTCATTAATTATTCTATCAATAACATAGTCCTTTTTTAAAGTAAAAGAAGGTTCATAAATACGAACTCTGTTGTTTGGCTGTATAGCAAAGTTACCGTCATCTCTTTGTATAACATGGCCACATTTATGTTCCGCTGGATTTTCTGAATAACCATCATCTAAAACATTAGAATCTGGGTTATGCCAGTCAAGCGTGAACAAATACGTTCCTTTGTTTATAGTTTTTGTTCTGTCAATATATGACATTCTAAGATTTGTAAGGTTTTCAAATTTAGTCACAGATATGTGATGGCTAAAGGCATTCCATAAAACTAAATTATGTAAGTCTACTTCAGGAACTCCAGGCTTTGTACAAAATGCACTAATTGGTAATCTCCACCATAGCCCACCATCTTCCATCATTATATGAAATAAAGGACTTCTGCTTTTTATACTAGCAACACCAAATATAACACATGGGAAATATTTGTCATGACTATCTAACTGATTCCTTAAATAGTTTCCACGAACATAGCATTCTATGGGTGGTATGTTTGCATTTAACTCTGGCATTATTCTTCAACTCTCATTGCTTTATTCCAGTTATTAATAGCCCAATGGCCGATACCACAAGCATCAGCAACGTCATTATCGTTAACAATTTTATCATAGTTGATTTCAATTAATTTAATTGTCCTTTCTTTTCTAATTTGTCTTTCATAAGACTTATACCAAGAGTCCGACTTCCCTGGATTTTTTGCTCTAATATCTATTTGTTCTTCTTTTGTTAATCTTTTATTTCCCAAATAGTTTTGCCAAGTTATTGGTGCTACAGTTCCTATAATTTTTGTTCCAGTTAATCCTGCTGCACCTAATAGTGCTCCTTGAACTAATGCTAGATCTGCAGCAGTTTTAGGACTATTCATAAATACTGTATGCTCAATTACGATTGCTTCAAATCCACCAAAATGTTCAAAGAATGCCTTTGTCTTAGCGCAAGCGTCCATCACTTTTTCATAATTTGTTTTTCCATTAAAATTAATTTTACCAATATTGCCCAACGTGTTATTATTAAAAATAGCAAAAGCAAGACTGTTAGTGCTTGCATCAATAGCACAAATTGTTTTTGGATTATTCTTGTTCATAGTCAAAGAATCCTTTTAGTTGTTTTAACATTTTGTCTACTTCTTTTTTATTTATATTGCAGTTAGGGCAAAAGCCAGAGTCATTATATATTGAAAGTTGTTCTTTACAACCACCAATACAAAGTCTTTTTTTACCTATTCTTCTTTGTCTACGAGTTATTTGATACCTTTCGGCTATCTTTATTTTGGTAGACTCTTCTCTACAAACATCTCCACAATAAATTTGATAACTTACTTTTGGTTTAAACGGGGTCTCGCACCTATTACATAATTTCACATTGATTAATCCACTTCATCCTTTAACAATCTCATAGGTTTAATCTTAATTGTTCCATCCCCTGCTTCAGCACATGCTTTTTGAATAGGACATACTTTACAAATTTTTGAATTTGAACGATAAGGAATTTCTGGCAATTGTTTTTCTTGCCAATTCTTGTAAACCAATTTCATCCATTCAAAGACTTCTTCTGCCCAAGCACGATAGTGTTCACTTACTACAACTGGTAAAGTAAGTAATTCGTGAGTGTTTTTATTTTCGTAAATCATAACACCTTTACGCATTTTCCAAACCTTCATATACAGCAATAACTGCATTAGATGAGCCATCTTAGGTCGTCTATTTATTTTCCTGTATTCAAACTCATCATTTCTTATTGTTTTAATTTCACCAACAAGTCTTTCACCTTTGTAGTCAATCATGACATCTCCATACCCGTCAAAAGGTGGATCATCAGTTTTAACTCTAAACTCCATTGCTGGATGAGTTTGTTGACTATATTTTCTTGGTATTGGATCAAACTCCATATCTTGTGCAAGTAAACCAGAAGCCTCTATTGCTTCTTGTATTCTTCCATGTCCGAGAGTTCCTTGTGTTCTATTTGCTACACCCATAGCATCTGAGTTATCATAAGTGATTTGTCCATCAAAGGCTAGAGTCCAATATCTTGGACACTCCCCTGCGCCATAAGCCAAACTAGATGCAGAAAAATTATTCTTTTTAACAAACCTTGTTTTTGTTTTAACAAGATAACCAGCATTTATAGCAGTTGGTAAACCTTCAACAAAGTTTTCATCTTCTTCGCTGTTTGTTACTTTCTTTTTAGTGCTCTTAGTCATAACTTGTTCTAGTAAGTTTTTAGCCATTTTTATCCCTTGTTTATATTAATTATAGCAGGTTAGCGCATTATGTATTTAAGCGCTGATACCAAATCATTTATTGCTTGTGCTGCTGTAAAGTATATGTTTTTCTTTGCCCTGTCGGATTTGTCAACATTGGCCATCCAAGTGGCTTTAAAAGACATCTTTGCTGCAATGGCCTGTAGCCTTACAATTTCAAGACTAGCAGCCTGAAGGGGAATATCTGGTTTTATAATAATTTTTGCAATCATAGTTAAGGCAACGGTCAATTCCTCATCCTGCATATAGTCTGCGATCTCTGTTAAACCATTTACCATATCAAGTGTTGTTTTTTCTGCTGTCATTTTTTAATTAGCCTCCTTGTTATTGGCATAGTGCTTATTGTGCTTAATACTGCCATAATTAATAACGCTGTAAACATCTGAGATGTAATTATTCCTTTGTCTAATAAAACTGTACAAAAAATAATTTCAATTAAGGCTTTTGTTTGAAGTAATACTCCAATAATTAAAGCATCTGTTTTTTTCCATTTTAAAACTTTTCCAGCAATAAAAACTCCTAAAATTTTTGATCCAAATTGTGTAAGCAATAAAATAATAGCAACAAGTATTACCAATGCTCCAGATACTGTCCAATTTGTTTTTAATCCAGTTATTAAAAAGAATATTGGCATAAGAATCAACAGTACATTATTCCTAAACATTTGCATTTCTTTTGTATCAAACCAATTTGATTTCATTGCTAACCCAGCAAGAAATGCACCAACCATATAGTGCAATCCAGACCAATCTGCTGCAAACCCAATCAATATAATCCAAAACATTGCTATGGCCCAACGATCACGATGATCTTTAACTTTATCCATTAATTTATTTAATATATACGATAAAGCAATAAATGTTGGTAAGAAAATAATTTGTCTAATAACTCTTTGCCAATCCATTATTATAATAGCAAGTACTGCCCAAATAAGAATATCGTCTAGGCTTGCATACCTTAATGTCCTTTTACCTAACTCTTTATTAAAAATATTAAGTTTTTCCATAAGTAAAATTAAAATTGGTAATGCTGTTACTGCTGTAGCCATACCAATTCCAAAAACAAATTGCCATGTATTGGCAGATTGTCCCATCCATCCAGGATAATTTGAAATAATTAATGCAAGAATAGACCCAAATAGTAGTGGCGTTAAAAGAGCAAAGAATGCTGTTGTCAATGTATCTTTCTTTTTATTAACAGCCTCTTTTAAATTTAATTCTACTCCCGCAGTCCAAACAAACAACATTACTCCCCACCAAGCAATTCCACTTAAAACTTTAATGTTGTCTTCTGTAAATATTGTGTTATAAAATTCTGGAAAATTTTTACCAACTAGTCCTGGCCCAAGAATAATTCCAGATACGATTTGAACTACTACCAATGGCATATAATTATCTGTTTTAAAAAACTTCCAAAAAAGATATGGCAATAAAAATATAATTGCCAAACTAACTAAAAAAACTTCAGTAGGATTTCTTAATATCATTTATTCTAACCCCTCTGTTAACTGCTCTAACATATTCATCTCAATTATAGCAAGTCTGACCTTTGTATTACCTTCTCCAAGTATTACAATAATTGCTGGAGATTTGTCTCTACCCGCCTGAATTGAATCAGTAACTACTTTAGCCCAAACATATTTGTTTAGGGTAAATGATTTTTCGGCTTCTTTAAAGTCAACGACAAAATTTCTCCAAGTAGCATCACCTTTTTTGGTATTACGACCAGAGTTTTTATGTTGTTTTGCACCTATTCTTTTTGATTCATTTTTTTCACTCATTAATAAAATCCTTTTTTCTTTTTTTAGGAGGTATTAGACCAACTTTTGAAATATGTTTTTGTGAACACATCCAAGTAGCATCTCCAGTTTCTTTCCAATATCTTAAGGTTGTTACAATTTCTTCACAAGTTTTACAAGGCCACTTGCCAGGATACGTTGAAAACTTAGGTTCAAGCATTAACTATTTTTGCCTTAAGTTGTTTTTGCAAATCTAAATCTTCTTTGACACGATTAATAAAACCATCACGACCTTGGACCTTTGTTCCATCATCTAATTGATACCATGCCCCAGTTCTATTTACTAACCCTATTGCTTCAGCGGTATCAACTAAATCTCCTATTGCATCAACACCAAGATCATCACCTCTAAAATAAAAATCATACTCACCAGATTGGAAACCTGGAGAAGTTTTAGAAAATTGTAATTCCCAACGAATCTTTCTACCAGTCTTCTCTTCAATTAATTTATCCCCTATTTTAATTTTTCCTTTAATTGCTTGATTATCTGATTCAGAAGAAAACAATTTTATTACGCAAGATGAATAAAACTTTGTAGCCTGACCGCCAGATGGCTGTTGGCTAGTATACATAGCATTAATATTATTCCTAGATTGAGATATTAAAACTAATAATGTTGGCTTTATTTTATTGTTTGCATAGTTAAGCATTTTCCAAGCATTACTAAAGTCTCTAGACTCTGCACCAATTTGCTTAGTATTTTCAAGAGCCTTCATTTCATCTGAATCTTTTTCAAAATAAATAGCAGGAAGCAAAGAAGTAATTGAGTCAACAACAATTAAATCAACTCCAGCATTCATTAATCCAACACCAACATCTACCATATCGCTAATAGTTCTTGCTTGTGAATAAATAAGTTTTGTTGGGTCTACCCCAAGTTTTTTAGCCCAGTCTTCGGAATACGACATTTCAGAATCAATCCAAGCGCAGACCTTACCTTCTTTTTGTGCTAAGGCAATCATTTGTAAACACATAGATGATTTAGCAGAAGATTTGCTTCCCCAAATTAAAACTTGACGACCATATGGCAACCCACCGCCTAATGCACGGTTAAGTCCAAAACTTGGTGTTGGTTGATACTCAAAAGTAACTCCTTCGCCTGTGCCTAGGCGTTTACGTATTCTTGGGTCTAACTGTGATAATACATCTTCTATACTAACTGACATTTACATCCTCCATTATAACTGTTCCGTCTTTGGTTTTACCAAAACTAAATTTGTAAGCACTGCCTTCTTGAACATGCATGTAGGCTTTTGGAAATGCTGTTGGGAATACTGTTACAGAGTGTAAGTCTCTTGCAGTATCTGCCAATGTAAGTGAAGCCATTTTTTTACCAGCCTTTGTAACTCTTGGCTTAAATGAGACAACAAACATTTCATCTTCTTTATAAGGAAGTTGCTTGTAACTTAAAAATTTAATTAATGCATTTGAAGATCCTTTTATTTCATCCACAGGAACTGCAGTAACAATCCTGTTATCATTAGCAACAATAATATAAGTGCGACCAGTCTCAATAATGGTATTTTCATCATCAAATATACCGACAGACCCAGTTTTGTCCAAAATTTCAACTCTTGACCAACCCTTTCCTCTTTTAATTGTTTTAACCATTCCCATTAAAATAAATGATCCTTTTTCTTCAAAGTCTTCAATTGATTGAATAAATGCATGATAGTGAGAGGGTACTGTAATATTAAATTCTGGCAAGTTTAAATACTCATAAAGATTTTCTTTAATGTCTTCATCGTTACGTGGGTTATCAGAAAATGTTGCAGCACCAGTTAATCTAAGTGCATTTAATGCTCTGCTATTTACGCCATTACCCTTTGTAAATG